TGTGGATGTAAAACTCTAATAACTCGCTTGGCATCATTTACTAATTCTTCGTGTCCAAGATTTGTAACAACAGTTGCATTAGGAGCATCTGAATCAACTTGATAATTATTTGTATCTACATAGTGATGTGTTCCATTAATATTTGCATACTTTTTCTGACAAAACTTTTTTAAATCATAAGTATTCATTGGCCAATCATAATATGGATTCAACATAGATGAACCATTAATATATAAAATCAACCAATGTAACTCAGAATCACCATAATATTGATGTGCAAGTGTTTCTGGTTTTTCTCCATCTTGAATAATATGTTTTTCAAATTGAGCTGCACCAACTAATACTTCTTTACCAGAACCATCTACATCAGCCCAACCATGAAAATTAATCAATACTCTTACAAGAATATTAGTTACCATATCATGTCGTGATTGATTTGTCAATCCACGAATATCATGCAATATTTTTGGAAAATACTTAAAATAAGCCATTAGAATCCTCCATATGGTTCGTAATCAGAAGCAAAACCTGACCCCTCGTCAGCCACTAAATCTTCTGCCATGACCAATTCTGTTTCTTTAAATGATAAAGATAATTGAATAGCATTTGGTCTACCACCTTCATGTGCTGACCATTGATTGTCTGGAGTATAATTAGTAGTTACATTACCACAAACAACTGGCTTCAATTGTGGTAAAGAACTATTAGTATTCCAAGTATCTTCTAATCTACCTGCTTTTGATTTGGTTAAAAATTCAATATTAAACTCCATTGGATAGTTCATAAATGATTTTCCAAATTCACCTTGTACATAAGTAGGCCTTGAATTTAATCTAAACATCTTAATAATACTATGAACAATTGCTTGTTCTTTTGTACTTTTTGGAAGAAACTTAAAATCAAACTGAAATTGACGAAATCCAATACCAGAAAACATCATTTCCATATATGGATTTTGTGCAACTGCTAACGATTTTTCTAATCCTTTTTGTATTGGACTTCCTGCTGCCATAGCACCTAGTGCCATACCAAACAATCCACCTTGTACTCCCATTTTACTCATAAGTGCCCCAATGCCACCAACAGCTGAACCAACAATATTACCAACATTACCAGCAGCAACACCCTTCAATGTCGAAACTGCTTGACTATCACCCTCAACAGCACTCTTTACCATATTGCCCATTGCTCCAATTTCTTGACCACTCCAATCAGCTTCTTCATTAAACTGAATTGCATTAGGCATATTCAAATAAATTGCACCAAGTTCATTTGCCGTTTGACCCTGTGCTTTTAAATCTCTAACATTTTTTTGAACACCTTCCATTGAAGTAAGAAATGTATTGATCCCGGTACCAAATAGTTGAAGAACATTTTCTGGGGGATCCTCACCTTTTATTTCTTTATACCTCGCCTTATACGAAGCATTCAACTTCTCTGCTGCAGCTTCTGGACTTAAATTCTCACTTGCTATTTTATTTTGTTGTTTTTTTACCCATTGGTCATCTAAACCAGCTGCTTTTTCAGCTGCACGCCAACCCTGTGCCATCTTTTCCTGAGCTTTGCCACCAGCTGTAACTACATTCTCAATGCTCATCCCAATTCGTTTTCTAACTCCAAAACGAATACAATCAGGATAAGTAAATCCATCTTCATCACCCTCTACCAAGTGTCTATCAAGATCATCTGGATATGATAATGTATCAAAATCTCTATATTCAAATTTTTGTTTTGCCATCTAATATTCCTTTGCCGTTCTAATAGTTTTTTTCCACATTCGTTTATTATCTACAAGATTACCTCGTATGCCTAAAAATCTTTCTGTTGGAACTATAATAGCTAACTCCCAATCCATTGGATGTACTTCAATAATTTTTGATTTTATCTGATCGGTTCTATATTGTCTATATGATGCTTTTGAATGTCGAAACAATCTGTGATTCCAAAGTGTTTTTCTAAATTTAGTTGCATATAAACGACTCGTTTTTTGATAAACTTGATTATTCAAAAAATCTAACATTCGACCAAGTTGTATAATTCTATTTTTATAATCCATATGATGAAAATTAACACCAGAAATATTATCAGCATCTTCATATAAAGATATTACTAAAGGCCAATTATCATATTCTTCTTCTGGCACACTTGGTTCATAACGAAAAAAATACATACGACCAACAATGATATTATTTGCTTTTTTGCCACCAGTTTTTATCATTTGTCGAGAACGATAATTCACTCCATACTCAGCTGCATAGTCATGGTAAAAATCTCTTGTAACTTTATTTCTTGTTAACAAAGATTTTTGTTTTGCTCTTTTATGAGCCTTCTGAAAAAATGATTCTTCTGTTAAAAATTTAATATGTGTGTCGAGTACACTTTCTATTTTTTGTTCTTGTACTGTACTTTGTTTTGGTTGTTTTCTAGTTATTACTCCCTTAGCTGTTTTTAATGTATCGTGAACAAAACCAGTAACTCTACCACTTGGCCCAAATCTTACTGGTGGAAAACCAAGTTTCCCTAAAGTATTATTATAAACTTTTCCTTCTTCTCTCGTAAACTTTGTAATAATACGTTCTATCTCACCAGAGTCCACCAATGCTGATTTCATTTTTCGTAATGGAACACGTTTCATAATTTTAAAACTCATAGCAAAAAATGATCTTATTCCTGGCAATCTTTGTGCTACTGCCATAGTAGCTAAAATATCACGTTCATCACCAAGTGTACTCGGTCTATCACCAGGATATAGTTTAACTTTTCTTAATGTGTTAACTAGACGACTTGCCATTCTTCTTATATTTATAAGGTCTTGATGGAATATCCAACTCTTTTTCTGTTAAAATAACGAACTCCATACCACGTTTTTCAGCCCATTTTCGTGCGGCCTTGAATTTACTCTGATTCACCATAAATCGTTTCAAATCATTCTTATACTTAATAGAGATTCTCTTTCGTTTCTTAGGAGGCCGACATTGGCTAGCAGGCTTCACTTCGATAATATACTTCTTAATCTCTCCTTCTGGATTCTGTATCTTTACATAAAAATCAACAAAGTATCGTCTAGTTTTCTTCTCAATCTGGTTATAGTATGGAATAATAACATTCTCAGATGCCCACTCCAATACAGATGGATGACGATCAAGATACTTCATATACTTGAGCTCCCATGATGATCTATACACAACTTCTTGCAAATCTGCTACATATTTTGCCTTATTGTGTACTTTATATTTGCCAACGTGCTTCTGAAAATTCATATTAGATGTATAAATATATAGAGTCACTAGTATTTATAACGGAGAAAACAATGCCTTATCAAGACCCACAATTTCCTTGGTTATCACCAGTAAATGGCAGATACGAACATTCTGGTGTAGCTAATAATTCGTCTAAACCAGAACCAAATAGAAGTGGTAGTACAGAGCCACCACAACAAAGTGCATACGGCACAGTAGATGGTTTTAGACGTTCATTGTTAGAAAAAGGCTTTGCAAGACCCAATCTATTTGTTGTAGAAATTAGTTGTGATGTAGGCAAACACGCCTATGCAAAAAAATTAGGTATGTCATGTCATGCAGCTCAAATTCCGGGAATAAATATAGCAACAACTGATAAAGATATTGGTTTACGTTCTGTTGCCTATAATCAAATTTACTCTGACATCATTCTATCTTTTTATTGTGATTCAAATATGCATATGTATGGATTTTGGGAATCGTGGTGTAAAGATATAATCAATCCTGTAGATCGTAGAAACAAATACTATGATGATTATGCTAAAAATCATAATATTACAATTATACAACTAAATAGACAAAAAAATGCAGTAGCAAAGTTTATATTACAAGAGGCTTATCCAAAACAAGTTGATCCTATTTCATTAGATTATAGTTCAAGTGGTAATATAACGTCTTTAAATGTTACAATAACATATCGTAAAGCTGTAACTCATTATTTGTCAGCTGAAAGTGGTTATACACATGATAAAAATACTGTTGAATTTAGTCAGATGTTTAATAACCTTGCAATAATGAATCAAATAATAAATAGAACAGGAGAAGCAGTAGCAGAAAATTTTGCAGGAACTTTCTGGGATCAT